GAGCGCAGAGCCGCTTTAGACAAGGCTAACAAAGTTGGTTATTCTTCTTTGAGCGATGCAGAGCGTCAGATTGTTGACACCGAAGTACGTGATTCCAAAGTGTTTGAGAAATTCCTTCGCTATGGCAAGGAGAACCTGAATGCTGAAGAAGTACGTGTATTGAATCAGTACAAGGAAAGCCGTGCTCAGAGCATTGGTACTCCTAGTGCTGGTGGTTACACCGTACCTGAAGGTTTCTCTGGATTCATCATTGAGAAAATGAAATACATTTCTGCTGTGATGAATTGGGCAAACATCCTGAATACCGATACCGGTAACGTGATCCCTTTCCCGATTAACGATGACACATCTAACACTGGTGAGTTGATTGGTGAAAACTCCGACCTGAGTTCATCTTCTGCTGACCTTACGTTCTCGGTTTATAACCTGAACGCTTACAAGATGTCATCTAAGATGGTTAAGGTTTCTTCTGAATTGTTACAGGACAACGGAGTTAATCTTGAAGCATATTTGGGTGAGCAGTTGGCAAACCGTGTAGCACGTATTTCTAACAGTTACTACACCACCGGAACTGGTTCTAGCCAGCCTCAGGGTTACATCACTGGTGCAACTCAAGGTTCAGTTAGTGCAAGTGCTACGGCATTTACCTCCACTGAATTGATTGGCTTCCAGGATACTCTGGATCAGGCATACCAGAATATGCCTAAGACTGGTTGGGCTATGCACCAACTGATCTTGAATGCGATCAAGAAGCTGACGATCGGTACTAACTATAACTCTCAGTTGTGGGTTCCTTCATTCCGTGATGGTGCTCCTTCTACGATTCTTGGCAAACCTTACTTCCTGAACAACGCAATGGCATCGACCCTTGCTACTGGAAATAAGATCATTGCTTACGGAGACTGGGATAAGTTCTGCATCCGCATGGTAAACAGCTTTGCATTAAGCCGTTTGTCTGAGCGTTATGCAGAGTACGATCAAGTGGCGTTCTTTGGATTGGCACGTACTGATTCATTTGTAATGGACAATACTGCCATCAAGTATTTTGAATTGACCTAATGCTTCTGATCTTCTTAGCAGCGTGGAAACGCCCTGAGATTACGGAGATATGTTTTATGGGTATAAGAAGGCTGCGTAAAAACAGCCTTCGCCCCATAGAAGCATTTTGTGTGATTTCGGAAGAAAGTATGATACCGCTATGTAAGAAGTACGGTATCCACTACACGATGTATAAGAATGATCCATTGGGAGAGAAAAAGAATCATGGTCTTAATGAGGCCATGAATCTCAACTGGGACTATCTGATAGAGATTGGTTCCGATGACGTTCTTAAAAATGAATTGATTGATTTGTATGAACCCTACTTTAACAAGGGATGGGATTTCTTCGGAGTGAAGGATGTGCTGATTATAAACTCAGACGGAGGCGAGTGCCGGAGGTTGAAGTCAGACACCACCTACGGGTTGGGGAGGGTTATAAAGCGATCTGTTATTGAGAAATATTGTTACGGTGTTGAAGTTGAGGCTTTGGATGACATTATTTCACCTGGCAGGACAACCGCTAAAGGAGATATAGGGTTCTTTCAGGTCGATGCGGCTGAAGGCTTTCATAGATCGGGGATAGGAGTTATCGTTGGTAAGCCTAGATACAGATTATGGAAAGACGGAATAAACAGAGGACTTGATAACAACTCAACATATTTTCTTATGACACAAGGAATAGGGCACAGGGCTATACCAACAGACAAACCGTTGGCGATAGACATAAAAGGAGAGGATAACATTTGGAAGTTCAACAAGGAACTGGGGATGGCTTACGAGCTTGATAAAGCCCTTGAAGGACTGAGTGAGGAAGAAAAGAGTGCTCTTTTTGCTTTGATTAAGCGTAAGAAAAGACAGGAAATAGAATATGGTAATTTACAGTAAAGTATCAGTAGCCCCTTCGATTGAGCCGATTTCATTGTCGGAGGCTAAGAGCCATCTTCGTGTAGATCACGATGATGAGAACTCGTATATAACTGTATTGATACAGGCCGCAAGGGAGACCGTTGAGAAACACACTAACAGAAGTCTCATTACTCAAACTAGGGTGATGAAGATGGACTATTTTCCTTTAGAGAGCCAGATTTACCTTTTAAACGGCCCTGTTCAGACTGGGGTTACGGTTCAATACTATAACGCTAGTGATGTGTTGACTTCTTTCACTGATTTTTGGGAAGATGTTGATAGCGACATCGCTAGAATAGTTCCTGAAGATTACTGGCCTGAGACTTACGATAAGCCTAATGCGGTGGTGATTACTTATGACGCTGGATATGGGGATGCTTCTACGAACGTCCCCGCCCCATTGAGGCAGGCGATGTTACTGTTAATAGCGCACTTCTACGAGAACAGACAGAATGTGATTGTTAGCGGAAGCCCTACGGGTGCGTTAGCGATTCCTTTCGGTGCTGAGGTGTTGATGAATCCTTATGTTTTAGATCAAAGCGTTCACTTAGGATGGCGTTACTAAACACCAAGAACAGGATACAGAAGCTAGATCGCATCGGTGCGATGGATAGGAGGATAACTATCCTTCAAAGAGACATATCCGATGGTTCTAACAACGAGGACTACTTAGACGGCTGGGAGGAGATTGATAATAACCCTAATGTGTGGGCACGGAAGGAGAGTTTGAGAGGGAAAGAGGTTGTTTTGGCTGATAAGGTGCAGATGATGTACATGACGGTTTGGACGATCAGATACCGGGATGATCTGAAGGCTGAGATGAGAATTGCAGACGAATACGGACAAGTGTATGAGATATTACACTTTGACGAGGGCGAAAGCAGACACAGATATTTGGACGTAGTAACAAACATATTACCAGGTATAACATGGTCGTAAAAGGACAAGTTGCGGTTACAGGAATTAGGGAGTTGAATGACTTCCTGAAGCAGCTTCCTATTCAGATAAACCATAGAGTTATCGGTGCGGCTAACGTAGAGGCGGCTAAACCACTTGTAGATGCGGCTAAGAGTCTTGCGCCTAAAGGAAAGACTAAGAATCTTGTGAACTCCATTGGAGCAGTGAAGATTCCTATCTCTAAAGCTACCGAGATCGGTACGGTACACGTAAGACCAAGAGTGAAAGCGGGGTATAAAGGATTTCATGGACACTTAGTAGAACTAGGTGTAGTGAATCGTCCTGCGGGTGGATGGTATGCAAGGATGGCCGGAGCGCACCCGACAAATCAACCACCGAAGCCTTTTATGAGGCCAGCTTTTGAGGCTACGAAAGATAAGTTATTTCAGAAGTTTGATGACATCTTCTCAACTAAGTTGAGAGATGTTATGAGACGGACATTGAATAAAAAGAAATTGTGGATTCCATGATGGCAGGGGTTACCTATATCCTTAACAATGATTCGACTTTCAGAACGCTAGTAGGTCAGAACTCGCGTTTGACAAAGTACAAGGTATATCCTGTTATCGCGCCACAGGTAGAAGTTTTCCCTTACTCAGTAGTGCGGATGACTTCGAGAGTGCGGGAATGTAAGGGCGGTGGGTTTACGGCTTCATTTACAGTGAGTAGTTACGCACCTAATTACGAAGATGTTAGCGACATAGATGATGCAGTTGTAGATGCACTCGATGGAGTTAAAGGAACCTACAATAGCGTAGTATTTGGACGTATAAACTTCATGGACAGCAGGGATGACTATGTTGAAACCTATGGTGGTTTGTATGTCAGAGTTTCAACTTTTGATTGCAGCTATGCGTAAGGTAGTTCTTTCAAAGAGTTGGGTAAACAGATTCGGTCGTAAATATCCTATTGGGCAAATCATTCTATGTGATAAAGACTTGGAGTGGGAGCTTAAAATGGGTGGATATGCCGAAGGTTATGAGGGTGAATACCCACCCAAGAAGAAAGTAAAAACTAATTTATTTAAACCTAAAGAAAAATGGCAGTAGTAAATGGAAATGATGTAGGAATCTACGTTGAAGGCCAGCTTATCGGATGCCTTACGAATGCGACATTCACCAATCAGAATCAGGAGATTGACGTAACGTGTAAGGACAGTTCCGGTGCTAGACAAGTTCTTCCGGGGGGTCAGCAGTGGGAGATCAGCTTTGAGGGGCTGTTCAACCCATCTTCTACCTATGGATTTCAGGACTTAGTTGGCGTTAACAAAAACCGCACGAAGGTTTGGGTTAAGATGACGTATGATGGAAGCGATTCGTTAACTATTACTGGTTATGCTTACCTGAATCAGATTGAATGGACTGGGCCTTTGAATGCCGGTTCGACTTTCTCAGGTACGTTTACAGGTGATGGTGAGTGGGGCTATTCAATTACATAAGTTATGAATTTGTTTCTGGCGAGAGGTCTTTACGAGTTTGAAGGCTTTGGGTTCAAATTCGGTATGTATGCTGGTCATATTATCGAAAACGAATTTAAGACAAGTGTATTTGGCCTGATTAAAAGGATGGGGGAGGAGGGCCAACAAACAACGGCCCTTCTTCAATACTTCTACGCAGGGGCACAAGCCTATGAGGATTTTAAAAAGACAGGTAAGAAACTTACCCTTGAAGAAGTATCAGAGTTTATCGAGATAATTGGAGAAGAAAAAGCAGTAGAGATATTTAATGAATCACTGCAACTTCCAAAAAACTCGGTAGCCCCGAAGGAGGAGACGGGGCAGAAGTAACGATAGAGGATATGCTGGTGACAGCAGTATCCGAGTTGGATTTATCTCCTCAACAGTTTTGGGACTTGTCATGGTACGAATGGGGGTTGTATCTGATGAGACTAAAGGTTAAGACAGACAAAGAACTAAGGGAACATAACAGGGATTGGGATAGGACTAGACAATTATGGGCTACGCTTGTGAATTTAAACTCGAAGCAGAAAGTTAAGCCACAAGACCTGATTAAGTTAAGTTTCGACAAAGACCCTGTGTTGAAGAAAATGACCCCCGAAGAAGTAGAGGCTAAATTCAACAAACGTGGCAAGAGCAGTACATAGCGTAGTAGTTCAGATAACGGCCAACATGGCCCAAATGCTTAATGAACTTGCCACAACAAACAAGAAATTAGGCGGGTTTGAGGCTGGACTAAAGAGACTTCAGAATCAGTTAATAGGAACCTTTGGTGCTTACCAGGTTATCGGGGCTATTCAGAGTTCCGTAAAGACGCTTGCTGAATTTGATAAAACCATCACTCAGGTAGGAGTTATTACAGGTGCTACCGGTGCTGATTTTGACAGACTTGAAAAGTCAGCATTAAGACTAGGATCATCCACTCAATACACCGCTAAAGAGATAGCCGACCTTCAGTTAGAGTTTGGACGGTTAGGATTTTCCACTAGGGAGATTCTTCAATCTACTAAAGCAACGGTTGACTTAGCCACAGCGACAGGTGAAGGACTGGCTAGGAGTGCTGAGATCGCAGGATCGACACTAAGGGCGTTTGGCCTTGATGCTTCCCAGATGGGGAGGGTTACCGATGTGATGGCTGCTGCCCTTAATAACTCAGCCCTTACGCTTGATTCTTTCGCTGATGGCATCAAATACGTTTCTCCGGTTGCGGCTGCTGTAAATGTTTCTTTAGAGGAAACTGCGGCCATGATGAGTGTACTTGCTGATGCAGGTATTAAAGGTACGCAGGCTGGTACTTCTTTAAGAAGAATATTCACGATGCTTACCGACACGGGTAAGCCATTACAACAGAGATTAGACGAGTTAGCGCAATCAGGACTAACTCTTGCTGGAGCTAATGACGAAGTAGGACTATACGCACAGACAGCTTTATTGGTACTATCTAAGTACAAGCCAAGAATAGACGAACTTACTGAGGCTTATAATAATGCAGTTGGGGCTACTGATGCAATGGCTAGGGCAATGGAGCAAAACCTTGCCACCTCAATCACTAAGGTTGGAACCGCTTGGGATGCTCTCATATTATCTTTCAGAGAAAGCAATGGATTTCTAAGCCAAGAATTAGATTCATTATCAAAGTTCCTAAGAGTATGGGCGTATGATTCAGAGATGGCTTTTAATGCCTTTTTCTCTAATAAAGCTCTTGATGATGCCATAAAACAAATAGAACGCTATGAGAAGCAAGTGGAGGATTCGGCTAAAGCGAGGGATGAATGGATTAACGAAAAGGCAATATTCTACTTAGTAAATTATGGTGATGATATAGAGGCAGTAAATAAAGTAATTGACCAGCAAATTTCAGGGGTAAAACTAGCGGCTGAAACAAAGAAGGCTTATTATGATTTAGTACAGCAGAGGGTAAAAGACCAATTAAAGGCAGAAGGAGATGCGCTTGCCTTACAATTAGAGAAGAACAAGGAACTAGAAAAAGAGTTAAAGTTAGCCTACGAACGTTCTGAATTACAAAGAGGAGCTAGGATAGCTACACTTGAAAGACAACAAAATCCATATACACGGCCCGGTCTTGAACAAATGGACAGAGGCACTATGAAGACACTTGATCCATTTTCTGCTATGGCCAAAAGTGCTGCTAATCTAGTTAAACAAATTAAAGTTTTGAATGAAAAGCAATTAGAAAACAACAAACTCATAATAGACTCAAGATTACAATACGCGCAATCAGCAGATGTTATCGGTGATTCATTGGCTAGGGTTATAGCTAGAGAGTTTGAGTTGGGCGATGCAATTAGGATTGTAAGTAGCACAATACTTGATGAGGCACAAAAAAGAATAGTTGCTTATATAGCAGAGGGGAAGGCTAAAGTGTTTGCTCAATTAGGAGTTGGGGCTATTGGACTTATCATAGCCGGTATAACAGCAGGGTTATCAATAACAAAAGGTCTTTTGAGACAAGTTGGTTCAAATAGATCAAGCCGTGTAGATAACGACATGAGGATGGAGGTTTACGGAGAACTAAGAGGCAGTGGGCGTGATTTGATTGCGGTAATAAGAAACGGGAACAGAAGTAACGCTATAACAGGTGGCTAACTTTAAGATTGTAAGCATAACTTTAAATGAAGATTTAGGGGCCGGATTCCCGGTAGGCACTAAGATTACGACCTATTGGAATACAAGTGCTAGTACTTACGTTGTAGAGAAAGACATACCTTCTGTTACTTATGGTTCCAACATAGCTACCGAAGGAGACAGTGGCGATTTTGAGGCAGCAGTGGGGACTTGGGGTTCTATTGGTTCTAACCTAACACGACAAAGTGGAACTGTTTATTCAGGTACTTATTCAGCACAATTTACACAACCTGATACTACCACAAGACTAATAGCCACACAATCAGCTACACTTGAACAGGGTAAGACTTATAGGGTGTCTTGTTATGTATATTTCCCAAGCGGAAATCCAATAGCAACAGACACGAGATGCATTGTAAGATTGGCTTCAACAAACACTTCGCTTATTGCGACTACAAATGAGGTTAATTATAACATATCTGATAATGAGGATGTTTGGATTGAGGTAAGCATTGAGGTAACTGTAATAGGGGCTGATAATGTTTATCAATTTGATCTTAAAAGGTTTGGTGGTGGCTCCACTTCAGGAATAGCTACTGGTGTTTGTTATTTAGATGAATTTTACGTTGAGGAGATTACCAATAATGCAGTAACTAATTCCACTATAACCACAGGCCCGGATTTAGGTAATCTTGTAGCTTCACAACTATCGGGATATGCAGACGTAAATAGTAAGTGGGCAACTAGCACTTATTCATTCTGTCAGAGCACTTCTTTAGTGCAATTCAGGACGATATTATTTAATCCACCTTTCCCTTATGCACAACAAGTAATAACTCCTGATTCGCCTTCATGTGTTATTCCGGGTGGTGGTACGGAGACTTTAACTTGTGATCTAGCATTTAGCGGACAACCAACAATAGTAAAACCAATTAATCAATATTCATCGGACGGTGAAATAAGTGTTACGGCCAATGGTTCAGGGGGCGCACCTAGATATTCATTGAATGATGATCTATACGCAGACATGACAAATAGTACAGGTTCATTCACAGGATTATCACAGGGAACCTATACAATCTACGCAAGAGACTTTAAAAATTGCAGGGCTACAATTACGGTCAGCCTTCCAGCAGAGGAAGTAGTAATTCCACAACCGACAGACCCGGAACCAACATACGGAGTTCTTTATCGTATGGAGCATGAGAACATGAC